CAAGCGCTGCCGCCAGCCCGATAACGGCGACCGTCGCCGTGATGAAGAATGCCGTGGCCTGACTGCCTGAAATGCCCCCGACGCTGTCGGCAATCTGTTTGAAGACCTTCACCAGCGCCTGCCCGGCCGGCACCAGGATGTCGCTCCAGATCGCGCCGAGCTGCCTCCCAACCGCGATCAATGTCTTGAACAGAAACTCGGCCGGACTATCGCCGAGGCCCTCGAGGAACGCTTTCCGTTTGCCCTCGGCAAGCCCCATCCACACCTTCAGCAATTCGTGCGACTTGTCGACCAGGTTCGTCAGCCATTCGGCCCGTGTCAGTGCGCTGCCGAAAAACACCGTACCGATGCGATCTTTCACAGCCCGGATCGCTTCACCCAGATCGTCCCACGCGCTTTTGAGCTCCTTGCCCGCCTTGACCTGTTCGGCGGACAGTTCGCGGATGGCCGCCTTCGAATCGTCAGCTGCCTTCTTGCCGGTCGTCAGGATCTGAACGATTTCCTTCCAGTTGTCGCCGAACAGTTTTTGACCGGCCTGTACCCGCTGCGTCTCGTCGACAATGCGGGAAATCGCCAGCGCGGCACTGCGCATCGCACCGACAACATCGCCGCGCACAACAGAGCCCATGCTGACGCCGAGCCTGGCAAGTTCGCTCGCCGCCTGACTGGCCTTGTTCGTTGTGTCGGTGGTGCGGTCGTTGAATTTCAGGATCGTGACCGTGGCATCGCCGAACTTGCTGGTCGTCTCCGTCACCGTATCCGACAAGCGCGCAACGCCGCCCTGCGCGTTGTCCATCATCTGCCTGATCTTCTCGGCAGACTTGACGAAGTCCTCGTTGGAAATTGCAGAACCGGCAATCGCCTTGCGCAATTCCAGCCACGCCGGAATGGAGGCATTAATCTTGCTGGCCTGGTCGGCAATGGTGCCTGACGTTTCCACCGCGCCTTTGGTCAGCGCGTTCGTGACGGCAGTGATCCCGGCGACAAGGCCGACGGCGGCAAGACGGAAAGCATTTGCCGACGAGATCAGGCTGGTGCTGGCCTTCTCGGCGGCCGCATTGGTCTGGTTGAGGCCTTGCGTAACCTGCTGGCTTGCCTGGGTGCCTGCCTGGCCGAACCGGGTGGCGCTCTGGCTCAGCGTCTCGAATTGTTGCGACAAGCGCTGGCCCGACGTGACCAGTTGATCGACCGCCTGCTTGCTTTTCTCGATCTGTGCCGGATCCGTGATCGGCTTTTTCGCGGCGTCCTGGATCTGCTTGAACGCCTGCTCGCCAGCCTTGCCGAGATCGAGCAGCTTCTTGCGGATATCCTCGCTGCCCTCGAGACTGATCCGCTGGCTGATGGTCTTGCCGGCCATTAGTGCTTGATCCGCTGCTCGTAGAATTCCTGCATGTGCTCCACCGCGCGCTCAAAGATGCGGAAAAGATCGAACCGTTTGCGGATGGTGACGGAGCTGGTCCCGAAGAACAGCGGCCCCTTGAGCCGGTTGAACTTGTCGAACAGCAATGGCGGCTTGCCGGCGATGTTCACCGATACCATCGGCTGGCCGTATTGCCTCGGCGAATGCACGCCGCGCGGCAGGTTCTGCTCGATCGGCAGCCACAGCAGCGGTCGTCCGCTGATGGTGATGCCGCGCTCGAATACGCCGGCAAACGGAAACTTGTGATAGACCAGCGCCGCCGGGTCGTCGGCGGGATCGTTCGGATAGAACCGCGAGGTCAGCGCCGCCTGCCAGCGCGAGGAGAACCCGGCACGCGCGATGTTCGCGCGGCCCTGGCTGACCGCCTCATCGGCAGCGCCTTGCACTGCGGCCTTCTGCGCCTCGCGGATCTCGCGCTCGATGCCCTCGAGCGCCTCCGCAATAGCGCCCTCCTGCGCCGAGAAAGCGAATTTCATCCGTCCAGTTCCTTGACGAGTTTCTCGAGCGCCTTCTGGTCGCCTTGCGCGCCGGTGGCGGTGATCACCAGGTCGGCCTGCAGGTCGAGCCGGTCAAGCCTGGCGCCAAATTTGAGATAGGCGGCGATCTGGCGCGGCGTCAGCGTCATTGCATGGTCGGGCGGGATGCCGTGTCGGATAACGGCAGTGACGGCGATGGCAATTTCCTCAAGCGCACTTTGACGGGTTTTGCTCCTTCGCTCGGGCCGCCCATGAGGCCGGTCAGTTCCTCGAGGAAGGAGCCAATCCCGTTTGGGAATGTCAGCCACAGGATCGCCTTGAGGAATTTGATCTGCTCACCGGGCAACAGCCTGGCCGCACGCTGCTCGTAGGCGGCCTCGCCGAGATGCCCGCAGCCGGCCGCGATGATCGGCCCGATCGCGGCGCCGCATCCGGCAATCAGGCGCGCAACGATGTCGTCGCCTCCGCTGCCCGCGATCGATCGCAGTTCGGGAAACCGGGCAACGATCGACGCGATGGCATCGACCGAGATGCCATGCACGATGATCCGCTGGTCGCCGATCTTGACGACGTCGACCGCGGTGGATGGCGCGATGTCCAGCAGGTCAGCCATGCATCACCTCACGCCGTTGCGGTTTCGTCGCGGATGGTCCAGACGCCGTAGGCGCCGTTCGCATCCTTCTGCACCTCGGCCTCGATCTCGATCACGGTGAATTCGTCCTCCGCGGTGATGAAGCTGAAATCGCCGGACGGCACGAACGACACGGTGGCGAGGAAGTCGACCTGCTGGCCGATATCGTTGGTGCCGACGACCCTGATATCGCCGGTGAACTCGGTCTTCGACAGGCCGCTCAGCGTGATGTTGCCGTCGGTATCGGTGCCCTGCTCGGCGAGCGAGAAGAACGAGAGGTTGAGGCCGGTGATTTCGTCGAGCGTGAACGTGATGGTCGCGCCCGCCTGGGTGATCGCCGTGAAGTCCTTGGTCTTGACGCCCTCGCGGGCCGAGAAGTGTTCCAGCTTCTCGATCGTCGGCGTGTAGACGAACGACGGCGCGTTGCCGAGGTCGGTGAAGACCGACTCGCCGGTCTCCTTGAACGATACGATCCCCTTGCCGATGTGGTAGTTCTGGACGTTCGGTGAAGTGGGCATAGTGGTGGCTCTCCCTTTCTAGAGGTCTTCCGGTTTCAGCGTGTACTTGAACATGAACTGCGCACGCAGCGCGCCGTGCAGCGAGCGCATCCAGCCGACGTCGGTCTGGCACCCGAGATAGCGGATAGCCCCATTGCCGTGGCGCCCGGTCTTCACGATCTGCTCGTTCAGCTCGGTGTCGTACAGCACCCGCTTGATCAGCTCACGCCGCAGCGTCGTGATGTCGGAACCGGCCTCGTCGGCTTGCTGCGCGATGACGATCTCCGGTGTCATGGTGACGAGCGTCGGCCGGTTCGGCGGCCGCATCGTCGCGTCGATCGCGTCGTTGGTTTCCTCGTCGCCGTCGAACACGATCGCGGCCGGCAACTGGTCTTCCGGAATGTCGACATTGTTGCGGTGCGCCGAGCGCAGGTTCGGAATGCCGGCAACCACCTCGAGCAGCCGCGCCAGGATGTCCTCGCGAACGTCAACCATCGGTCGACGCCGCCTCTTTCAGCAGAAACCGCACCTCGCCGAGATCCTCGCCGTTCGGACTGCCGCGCAGCTCGTAGGAACGCACCGTCCAGGCGCGACCGTTGAAACTCAGCGTTGCTCCGACATAGTCCGCGCGCGCGATGCCGTTGTCGGTCAGCTCGGGGATGCGGGCGAACGCGCCCGGCCCGACGCTGCGCACCTCGGCCGATCCGGCCGCCAGCGCCTTCGGCCGCGTGTCGTCGATCACGGTGATCGCCGCCTCGCCGGCGGTGCCGGCTGCCGTGAACACGGCGTCGACGCCGAGCTCACCGTAGACCGGATCAAACAGCAGGTCGCTGTAGTCGATCATGCCCGCTCCCTGCGGAACGCGAACGTGCCGATATCCTCGCGGCCGAGCTCGGTCTCGACTGCGCTTTCCGACACCAGCGCGAAGCCGCACAGCTTCATCGCGAAAATGAGACCCGGCTGCGTGAAGTACCAGCAATGCTCGGCCGGCCTGAAATGCTTCGAGCGCAGCACATGCTCGGCATCACGATAGATCGGCGTCGATACGAACAGCCATTTGCGCACATTGGCGAGCAGCGGTGGGTAGTACGGGATGTGCTCGAGCACGTCCCACAGCGTCATCGCGTCGAACGGCGTCCGGTACGGATCGACGAACAGATTGCGTTCCTCGAGCCATTTGATGCCGGCCGGATTGACGTCGTAGCCCCAGGTCGTCCGTCGTTCCGCACGCCGCTCGATGAAGGCACCCGAGCCGATGCCGACGTCGACCAGCGCGCCCTGATACTGACGATCGACAAACTCACAGCGCGCCATCATCAGCGCGCGCCCGAGCGGCGTGTGCGCGTCGCGATCGAACCGGTCGAAATAGTCCTGGTCGTATGGATCGACGCCCGTCTCGACCGGATACCACCCGATGCCGATCTCGGGCCACCAGGTCAGACGGCGGCGTGAGAAGAGTGCATCCAGCGGGAAAACGGCCACACCGGCTCCTTGATCCGATTGTCGCACACGTGCAGCCTCATGCATCGGCAGGGATCCGTTCAAAGGCGAGCCAGGTATTGTCGACGCGGCAGATGACGGCGCCCGCCTGGTACATCTCATCGAGCACAGCTCTCACATCCACGT